TGAAAAATAAACAGTTTGTACGCACGAAGTACGAATTTCTTCATCAGCTCGACCTAGATGATGATGTAATTAGTAGGTTGTCCCTACATCTGGACAGAACTCTAAGTGGCAGTAAAACAGTAATTGTTGCTCCAATTGCCGAAACCTTATCACCAGATAATATTCTTAAAGGTTGGGATAATATAGTTGCTGCGAAGAAGGAAGTATTGAATAAGAATTTGCATGCTCTCGAAGTGCTGAATCGTTCTAAATTCGGACCACGGTCAATTGCTATACCTTGGATAGAACGTCGCCCTGGGGTTGTGGAATATTTTGGAGATTCCCCCTCTAATTTGTCTTATAAATTAGAGCTTTTGCGGACCGGCCCGGACCCCCGCCTGAGACCGTTGTCAATTAACAACGCCATTAAGCTTTTGAAGAATAATACGAACTCTGGTTTACCCTACTATCGAAGAAAAGGACTTGTTAAAGATGATTACAGTGAAAATAACAACAGTTTATTAAACCGAGAAGATCCTTGTATTATGTTCACAAGAACACAAGAAGCTAAGAAAACTAGACCAGTTTGGGGTTACCCAATGGCTGATACCATCGAAGAGATGTGTTTCTATGCTCCCTTGTTAGATCATCAGAAGAAGCTTAAGTGGAGAGCCGCCCTTAACGGCCCTGAAGCCGTAGACCAAGCCATTATTGACTTGATTAGTTCACAAGCCAGTGATGAGAAATTAGTGTCGATAGATTTCTCTGCCTATGACACTTCGGTAAAATCCGAACTCCAGAAGTTCTCTTTTGATTATATTAAAATGTTATTTCAAAATCCCACTTATCCTCGAATCGATAAGATCGCATCTAGATTTAACACTATCGGTCTAATCACACCAGACGGAGTAATGTCCGGTGAGCATGGTGTACCTTCTGGCTCTACTTTCACCAATGAAGTAGATAGCATTGCCCAATATTTGTGTGCAAAATCCATCGGAATAAGCGACGATAAGCTTAACATTCAGGGAGACGATGGAGCGTATTGCGTTAAAGATCCTGATCGTTTGAAAGAGACCTTCAGATCTTTTGGTCTTAACGTTAATGACGAGAAAAGCTATATCTCTGATGATTACATTATTTATCTTCAAGGTCTGTATGATAAGTTTTATATTAATCAAGGAGTAGTTGGCGGGATTTATCCGACATACCGAGCTTTAAATCGGATAGTATATCCTGAGAGATTTGATGACTTCTCAGTGGATAAAATTAGTGGTTCTGATTACTTTAGTATTCGAACAATAGCGATCCTAGAAAATTGTAAGCACCATCCACTGTTTGAAAGTCTTGTAGAGTATATCTACAAGCTAGACAAATATAATCTAGTTTATACCGGTAAAGGTCTTAATAAATACATCGAGCGTATTATTAAGTCAAAAGGCTCCGGTGACTTCCTAGTGAATCAATATTCAGATAACCTGACTGGAATCAATAATTTTGAAACTGTCAAGTTATTGAAGAAGCTTAGAACCTTGGGTTAACACTAACAGTG